CTCAAGTAAGGCTCTGCATACGTTAAGAACGTCATCCCAAGTCTCAACGTTCATAGCCATGTCTACGAACTGCTGTTCAATTGCGTTAAAAGGTACCTCAACAAGTTCGCGTAGTTTGGACTTAATGTTAAGGCGATTCATAAACGACATATCCGAAATGTCTTTGCCTGCGATCTCAAAGAAGTCGTTCTCAAACAGATGTGCGTAGCCTTGCTTAAAGGAACGGACCAACCCAGGATACTGTCTCTGGATTTTTTTCTCAATACGGATATCTTCGACTATATTGATAAACGCGCGAGGGATCCCAGGAACTTCGATCTCACAATCGTGCCAACCTTCGGCTGGTGTATAAAGGGCATGACCTACTTCGTGACCGACCAACATATCAAGCAAACCTTTGTTATCATACTTCCACATAGGTAAGCAAAGAATACGATTTTGGACGTCAAACGATGCCGTATGGTAGTTCCCATAGCGGACGGTGATGTTCTCCTTCGCCAGCAGTTTTGCTAGGATTGACTTTGACTCGTTCATGGCTACTCCTTCCATTTGATAGTACTATTCTACCATAGTTTCGTATGGATGTAAATAGCTAATATGCATATTTATGAAAAAAAGTTCATTTTTTTTAGCCAGAGACGTAATTTTCCTTAGGTCTGTACCAAACTTTCTGATGATATATCTTAGCCAACAGATCAACAACGCGTCGTTTATCGTCATTATTGCTTAAGTTAGACTGTAGTTCCTGCAGAGCTTTTTCTATCAAAGCTATGTCTTTTACGTCTAATCTGAACTCCGTGTTTGGTTTCATGCCACCATCTTACTAAAGTTGTGCTCCTTGGCGAACTCAATCTTACTACGGAATTTACCATCCAATAGATCACCCTTGTGACTGATGACGAATACGTTTGAGTCGTCCTCCAGTGTACCAAGGATCTTCATAAGGTTATCTACGCCGTCATGGTCGAGTGAGCTATCGAAGGTTTCGTCCAAAACGAGGAGGTTTGTTGATGTTGAGTTTTTCATACGTGCGATCTGTCGCCATGTAAACAACAAGGCCAAATCAATACGCTGCTTTTCACCCTCAGAGAACGATGCATAATTGAACGAATCCCTATGGCGTGACTTAATGACCTCGTTAAAGTTTTCGTCAAGGTGGAACGATACAAAGAAGTCAAGTACTTGTAAGTAGTTGTTCACCAGTTTGTTCATCACTGGTAGATACTCCTTAATGATCTTAGTCTTGATGCCAGTGTCCTTTAACATTTCAGCCGCTGCGTCGTTATAGGTTCTTTCATCGATCAAATGGAGTTTTTGTTCTGATACGCCGTCACGTTCCTCGACCAGAGTGGACAGTTCAGAGTTGGCCTTGCCTAGATCTCCGCCCTTGCCATTAAGGCTGCTGATGTCGTTTTCGATATTTCGTATCTGTCCTTGCATCCTGGAGATTGATGTATTGTTAGAAGAAACAAGTGATGTTCTCTTCCGTACTTCCTCGGAAATTTCATTGAGCCGTTGAATATCCTGTTCCACAGAAGTTGACTCTGTAGAGACATCGTCCATTGCTTTGTGAAGCTCCGCCGCTTTGTCTTGGGCTGTTTTGAGTTTCCCTGATCTAACACTCTCACTAATATCTTGGGAACATGTGGGGCATGAGTCATTATCCTCATAAAACTTCGCGTCTTTAACGACTGTCCTAATTTGCTGTTGGAACTGAGCTTGGTATTGGAGTAACGCTTGCTTTTTGTCGTGTTGCTTTTTAAGGTTTGACTGAAGCTCGTCCTGGACCTTTTCGATGTAATCAGTGGCCTCTTTACATTGCGACTGTAACGTATCGATTTCTTTGTTGAGGTTGTCGATCTCTTTACGTTTTTCTTTAATCTGACCATCATTAATCTCCGTAATATCTCTAATGTACTTACGCTGTAGGGTTACCTTTTCCTTCATAAGCTCAAGGCGATAGTTCGTATCGTTGATCTCTTCCTTGAGTTTACCGTTTCTTTCCTTAAGGATTTGATTCATTTTACTAAACACCTGTATATCCAACAAGTCCTCGATTACTTCACGTCGGATGTAAGCAGGTAGTTGCATAAAGGGAATGAATGAGGATGATCCTAGAACAACGATCTGGTGAAACGATTTGTGGTTTAGCTTAAGAATGTTTTGCTCAAGGAACTTTTGGTAGTCACGAGCCATGGAGGCCTGATTGATCATATTGTCGTTTTGCCATATCTCAAACTTATTTGGCTTGATACCACGAACAACCTTAAACGAATGCGGTCCAATGTCAAACTCAACCTCAACGACGGTACCCTTACCATTAATAGTATTGACCATCTGCAGTTTATTAATATCGCGGTGAGCCTTACCGAATAAACCAAACGACAATGCGTCAAGCAGTGTTGATTTACCTGAGCCGTTTTGACCGACGATTAGTGTTGATGGCGATCTATCGAGTTGTACCTCAAGGAACGTGTCACCGGTTGATAGGAAGTTCTTCCATCTTACATTACGAAACTTAATCATAGGATCTCCATATTCTGTGCTTCGACGTATAACCCTCGCATCAGACCCTTCATCTTTTCTTTATCAAGTTCGGTATCAACCGACTCGACGTATGTGTCAAGCAACTCTGTGGTATCCTCAACGGATATCTCATCGTCGTTAACATTTGAGCCAAGGAACTCATCAAACGTTTCTGCGATCTTTAACTCATAGGTATCCACCTGATGTATACGATCAATGAAACGATCAAACAAGAACGGATCCGACTTATTAGCAACGACTACCTTTACGAACTTATTCTTAAGTTTATCAACATCAAAGTTGGTATAGTCGTTAACCTTATCGTCATAAACGACCTTCTCAAAGATAGAGATAGGATTGCGAACTGGAGTTAGTTCCCTCGTTTCTGTATCGATCACGTGAAAGTATTTTGGATCGCCGGCGTCAGCCCAGGTAAACTCCATCTGAGACCCTAGGTAATGAACATTGCCCTGTTGCGATTTTGTATGGAAGTGGCCTGTCATAACACACTCGAATCTCTTAAAGACTTCGGCCGACATGCCGTGCGTGTTTTGTACTCCGCGCATCATTTCGAAACCAGTCAGTTCGAGGTGGGCGCCAACCCATGAGGCATTACACTTACCTAAGAACTTCATCGTTTCTTCGTAGTTCTCGTTATTGATCCATGGTACCAGTGCTATCTTTAGACCATCATAGTCTAAGACCTTTGGCTTCATAACGATGTTTACGTTTGATGTAAAGTATCCAAGTAGTTCCTTAAGGGAACACAGATAGTTAGTGTTCTTATAGTATACGTCGTGGTTGCCCGGAATGATATCCATGCTAATACCATCGTCACGCATACGTTCAAGAAACGATTTACGATTTTGATTTAATGCCTTAAAGTTGACGTACTTACGATGGTCGTAATAGTCACCAAGATGAAGTATCTGCGTAATGCCGTGTTCCTTTAGATAAGGAAAGAATACTTCGTTATAGAATCTGTCTTGGTAATTAAGGAAGATGTCTGAGCTATTTCTGACACCACAGTGGGTATCATTCAAGACTGCGATTTTCATATGTTATCCCATAAACAATTCAACGCCTGAACGTTTTTTAGTTTTTTGCTTTTTCTTTTCTTTTGTTGCGAATTCTTTGATCTGTGTATCATGGTCGCGTACCTTATCAATACGGTCCTTGAGTTGATCAACGAATGCACGACTAACCGATTGGTCAACCATACCGCCTTCATCGTATTGAATAAAGTCGTCAATACCTGCTTTCTCAATGAATCTGAACTTGATGTCCTGCTGACGTTTTTCCTTGGCCAACCTACGAAGAAATGCATAGTAGCAAATCTGTGTAAAGTAAGCAAAGGCGTTAGGGTTACCAGTTCGAGTCGCTGTTTCAATGTTGTAGTTGGTCACTGCTTTGAGACAGTTCTCAACTGCGTCCATCACCATCTCTTCGCGGTAGGTATAGCGAATAAAGTTGGACTTGTGGGATAAACCCTCAGCGATCTTAAGAAAACACTCTGCGATATAGTCAGGAACGATAGGTAGCTTTTCGTTCTTTTCCTCGGCCTCTCTCACGAGTTTAACGTAATCAACGACAGCCAGAGAGAACTGCTTGTTGTTGACGTAGTGTGGTTTTTGCTTAGGTTTCATAATACTCCTCAATCACTACGATATCATATTGTACTATTATACTATAGTTTAGGTTGAATGTAAATAGTTAATTAATAAAAATAATTTCATAAATATGCATATTAGCTATTTACATATCTAGGAAACTGTGTTATAATTAATTGTACCGCCGGGAGCAGGGGATATACTATATTAATGGAGCTTAGTTTTACTAGAGTTTAGTTCCATCATAGCCTCAAGCATGTCTAGTTCCTCAGGCGAATCATTATACGAAGGATCTTCTAGTTCTTCAGGATAATCCTTCTGTTCCAAACACATCCTTACGTATCTTTCCTTAACATCATTGTCACACTCGACGTGTGATACGATATGCATGGGGTTTAGCGCAACGATGTCAGTTTTAGATAGTGGTTGCCACTTAGTGAAAACAAATCCTTGAGTCCGCTCCTTCATCATCGTGTGTAGTTCCATAGGGGACTCAAGAATAATCATAGTATTCTCATTACCCTTAACCAAAGAAATCAGCTCCTCCCCCGAGGACAACTTGAAATGGCGAATGTTGACGTCGTCTAGCTCATTCATATGTTAACCTCATAAATCTTGTAGTTAAATTTTTCTTTAGTATATATCTTTATTCTCTCAGCCGCATGATTGAGCGTGTAATTTTTGTTCTTTTTCCAGTGGAGATCATCGGCGATGTCAAACAGGATTGTATCTCGTCCATCTTCTGATTTCCGTAATCCTCGTCCGATTGACTGTAAGACTCTGATCTGCGATTTAGACGGAGAAGCAAATATGATATTATGCAGGTTCCGTATATTAATACCAGTAGAGAAAGTACCAAGACTAGCGACAATGATAGCATTTTTTTCGTTCTCCGTAATCGATCTTATTTGCTCTCGAGTATCGACATCAGTTGAACCAGACACGAAAAATATTTTTCTTCTACGGTGAGCTCGGTCATTGATCATATCATATAATGGTTTACCGTGCTTTTCTACATACTGAAAAAGTACTAGGGTATTTCCTTCTTGGTCCAGTGCTAAGTTACTAATAAACAAATTGCGAGGTTGGTGTGTAACGATAAAGTCGAGTTCTTCTTGATATTTAATTTTATTTATACGTTTACATAATTCGTCAGAATACTTAAGTAAAAGTACGTTGATAGTTAGGTCAGCCAGCGAACCCTTATCCATCAGATCCTTAGTGGTAGTGACATAATATGCTGGTCCAAACAATCCCTCCAAGACAAGTTTATGGGTCTGCGTCCCATCAAGAGTACCAGTGGTACCAAAACGATACTCAGCATCACGCAGCTTAGTAAGTATAGAGGTAAGAGACTTCGCCTTAAAATTATGCGCCTCGTCGCCGAACACCGCGCCAAACTGTTCGAACCAAGTCCCAGGAAGTTTATATATTGATTGCCAAGTTGAGATAACCACCCTTTCGTTTTCGGCGAACTTAGGTCTGCCAGCGTATATCCTGTGACAACTAGACTCAGTGTCGAAACCATCATCGTATGCAGAGTAGTCAGCGAAGTCAGAATACATTTGTTGAACCAACGAGGTTGTCGGTACAATAATAAGGACCCTCTTATCGTGATTTGCAAGGTACCATCGAAGTAGACTGTATATGATGAGTGACTTTCCCGATGCCGTAGGTGAAACAAGTAAGGCAGACTTCCGACTGAGACCGTGCCTAATCGCTTCAAGCTGATAATCCCTAGGCTCAATTGCTTGTCCTTTCGATGATATAGTTAGGTCATTCATGAACGACATATCAACGTCAGTCTCTGCTCCAGGGTAACCATACACAAGATCTTCTTGCAGCTCAATAGTATGGCCACGTTCTAAACTAGCAAACTCGTTAAGATACGCAAACAATCCAGCATACAGCTCTTTGGTCTGAGAGTTGTATAACCTAATACGACCGTCCCACATTTTGTTTTTGTACGCAGGCATAAACTTATACCCAGGAACAAAGAAGGTGAAGAAATCAGTCAGCTCGTTCAAAGCCGACGGTTCTCCATCAACGGTTATATACGCGTGATTCTTTTTCTTAACAGTCAGTACTGACATTACATGCCCGATGTAAACTGGCGCCACTTAATCATATTACCAATATTTTGATGCCGCCACTTGATGTTTTCCATGATCTCAGAAAGGGTATCAACCAGTGTTTGGAGATACTCAATGTGAGCGTTAGCTTCTTGAATGTGTTGGTCTGAATCATAAAAATGATCCATGTCGCCTTTTAATACCTTAAGACCATTCAATGGATCGTACCCCCAACCTAGTTTATCCATCTCTGCTTTTGACATTTTGCCATTGTACCACAGCCATTTGTTCTTAAGCAGCACTTTGAACTCCATCTCCTTCTTACGAAGCTGAAGCTTTGTTACTGATAGTAGTTCTAAATATTTGGAGTGTAGTTTTGCAGACTGCTGACTAGCAGTGTCTAGGTTTAACTCATCGATAGGAGAGTCGTTCTTCCACATCTCAAGGACTTTGTCAATCGTGATCATAATATACCTCAAAGCGTATCCCAACATTAGGATACAAAATTATTTATACGAGCTTAAAGTAGGAGTAGTTAAACGTTACGTTGCCTACTAGGTACTCAACATCGGTTGAGCTAGCATCAAATGGTAGAGACGATAGGTTCGTTGGATACGCGTCAGTGAACTTAATCTCACGTGAGACGTTGTTGTGAGAGTTCAAAATCATTAAAGACATGTCTCGTTGTTTACGAACACCAGTATCGTCCTCGACCACAAGACCCATCATCCAATCGTGAATTTCTTTATAGTTAACCAGATCCTCGTCGATCAAAAAGGTCATTTCAAATTGACCATACTCGACCTTATCTGGCATTGAGGTAATGTTTCTTTGTGGTGTATTTAACGGTGCACCAGTAACCGACAAGTCAGGAAGCGCAACGGTCTGTACCGTAAACTGAGCGTTCTTATACTTTTGGTTATCGATCAACAACCTAAATCCGGATGGACTTACGAATGTTGGGTTAGCGATTACTTGGCTCGTCTCTGCGCCCTCGCTAAAATCGACGTTAAGCTGATATGCCATTTGCTAAACCTCTAGTCTAAAGCCATATTGACTACTTTGTGTAGTCTACCTGCCTTCATTAGTTTGTGTAGTTTCTTCATATATTTTCTAATCATATAACTATTTATACACAAAAAGAAGGGGGCCTAAGCCCCCTTCAACGAGTACATTAATGTACCTTCTTATTATTAGCCTTCGCCAAGAATGTTGTCGACACGCATAATACGGAAGTATTGGTTCTGACGAGCAGTACCGATTCCGTCTGGTGAAGCTTCAACAAATGGGTTGGCGATCATGCCGTAGCGAGTTTTGAAACCAATCTTCGGCTGGAAGTTGTTCTCACCAACTGCACGAACCATAGTCAATGGAACGTATGGGCAATAGAACATACCTGCGTCGTATGGGTTAGCACCACGGTAACCAACAGTCAAGTAGTTCACAGTTGCATATGGGTCGATGTAGACCTTAATGCCACCTGTAAGTGTACCTGCGAAGGTGTTACCTGAATCGTCAACAGCAAGACCTGCATTGCCAGCAAGAGCTGGAGTATAATCCAACATGCCAGAAGCAGAAAGTGCAGCAGCTACATCAGAAGAACACAGGATGAAGTTACCTTTACCGCGACGTGTTTCACGTGCGATAACATTTGCTTCACGCTGGATCTGTACCAACAGACCTTTGTACTTCTCAACAGACCAACGGCCATCAGCGTCAGTATCCAAGTCGAAGATACCTGCAGTTGTCAGGTCAGCTTGCTGGGCACCGAGCTTAGCGCGTGAGTTGATTGTACGAACCATCTCGCGGTTGATTTCTGCAAGGATCTCAGCAGACAAGATATTTGCCAACTCAGATTCAGCATCCAAACCGTGGATAGCTTTAAGATCCTGTGCAAGCTCCATAGTGTACTCAGCTTTCAGAGCACGGCTACGAGCAGTCACAGTAGCTTTGTCAATAGTGAAGCTCATTTCACCAAACGCGTTGGTTGAGCTATCACCAAGTGCTTCAGCTTCTGCAGTAGTCATACCACCACCGAAACCAAAAGTATCTCCTACGTTGTCAGAACCAGAATCAGCTGAGTCTGCATCGACGGAGAAGTTAGGCAGAGACGAAGAATCGCCACCGTGTGTACCGTTCTTAGCTGTACCAGTGTTACCGTTGAACGAGCTTGAGCTGTAATCAGTGTCAGCTTCGTTGAACAGTGCTTCAGTAGCAGAAGTACGAGATGCGTTGTCGTTGTAGCGAGACTTCATAGCGAAGATCAGGCCAGTAGGACCAGACATTGGCTGAACACCAGCAATGTCATATGCAATCAGGTTAGGCATTGCACGACGAACGAGTGAGATCAATACTGGATCCCAGTTGTTAATTGCGCCTGTGCCGGCTGAAGTAGAGTTAACAGGAGCCGCCTCAGTCAAGTTGAACGATGCTTGCGCACGCTCTTCTTTCAGAGCCTTCTCTGTGTTTTCAAGAACAGCAGCAGTTACCGCTTTCTTATATTTGTCACCCAGTGCAGGTGCGCCTTCGGCGTCAAGTACTGGGTTCCATTTTTCCATTAATTGATCGGAACCAAACATTGGACTTTCTCCTTATTGAGATGATTTTTTAATCGCAGCAAGATATGCTTCCATCATCGGCGAGTGTTCAACTTCGTCCGACGCTTCAGTAGTTTCTTCCTGCATGGGTTGAGTTTCAGTTACTTGTTGCTTAAAGTAAGACTCCTTGATCGTATCAACCTTTTTAGCAAAGGCTTCTGCGCTCTCAAAGTTTACGTCTTCAACAAGACCCTTAAGCTTCTCAGCTTGTGCTTCAGAGAGACCTGCACTAGACTCAACAATGATTGCCTCACGAGTAAGTTTTGCAACCTCCTCCTTCAGATCAATGTTTTTCTCTACTGTGCCATTAAGCTGCTCTTCCAGTTCGTCGACTTTGTTGGCGAGATCGTCAACTAGGTCAGCCTTACCTTCAGGTACCTCAATGTAGTGCTCAGTAAATACGCCATGCAATGCTTGAATGAATGACTCAGCGATTTCAGTACGGAGACCGTTCTCAATCGCAATTTTGTTTTCTTCCATCCAATTCTCTACAACGTAGTTTAGGTAGCCATCGACTTTTTCAACAAGGTCGTTCTGGATGCGTGTAGTTTCCTCAGCAAGCTCTTCGGCATACTGTGCATCAACACTTTCAATGTGCTCAGCAAGTTTTACCTTCAGCGCTGCTTCAAAAATTACTTCAGCCTTTTCCTTGAACCCTTCGGAAAGAGTTGCTTCGGAATCAACCAGAGCATTCAGATCCTCATCGAAGTTGCCTTCGACGATAGCGTCTTCGTCAGTTTCGAGACCTTCAGTTGCACACATTGCTTCGTATGCAGCCTTCAGTTCATCTTTTTTCATTTTGGACATCTGCATAGACATAGCATTAATCATGCCTGCCTTTGTTTTTGGTAGCGATGTTTTAGCGGGTGCTGATTTTTTTACTGTAGCAGCAACGTCGGCAGCAGCCTTTTCTCCATCAACTTCCATGTCAGCCTTACCCTTAGCAACCGGGGCTTGAGCCTCTTCCAAGGTTTCTTCGTCAGAAACTTCAACGTCTTCAACGACATCATCTTGGAGTTCTTTGATGTCCTCGATCGGATCTAATTTTTGATCAGACATTTTTTTTACTCCTAATCGAGTTAAAGTTTTGAGAGGAAATCTTTGAAGGCTTTCATCTGTGTTTCCGCTAAGCGGTTAGATGGTGCCCGTTTGATCTCAGTCTCGAACCGTTCAATTTCTTGCGCCTTTAGGATTCCATTATCCCAAATCCATTCAACACCTTCCATGATTCCATTGACAAACGCCTCTGGAGCGGAAGGATCCTGAACTATATCGACGGCTGATAACATAAAATCATTACTGACTACGTTAGCGCCGTTCTTTTGCACAAGACTACCCATACCACGACTTGAAACACCGAGCTGAACCCCACCATCCATAAGACCTTCAACGATCCTACCCATAGGAGTATCCAACACGAGTGCTTTACCCATCACATTATCACCATCCCATTTTAGTTCGGTGATGCGATGAGATACTTTATCCAAGTTAATAGACGGACCTTCTGGATGATTTAACTCACCGACTGCCCGACTCTTGGAAACTTGTTCGCTGACATATTTGTCAACTGCGGATTCTAATGTTGCTCGAGGATACACACGGCCGTTGCGATTCTTCTGCTCGGCCTGCATAAAGACTCCTTCAATAATACGTTGTTTCTTACCGTTCTTCTCTTCGGTAATGATACTGTACTGAAGGTCCTCAGTGTATTCTGTAATCAGCTTCATTGATTATCCCAATATGTTTTGCTCAGTTCGCCGCGATTCGCTGTTGGTGAATCTCCGACTCTCCGAACTTTTGTATAAACCTCATGACCTTTGAAAGTCCTAACTCCGCTAGTTTGTTTTAACCAGAGCGGACGATATGGACTACCAACGCCAGGATCGGCTGGTGCATTATCATATTCCCAGTTGGGATTATTTGTAATAGCGACCCATGCCATTTGTTACTTCCCCATCAAATCCGTAAAATCTTTAGCAGCTTTTTCTGCTTCCTTTGCGGACTTAAATTTGTCTAACATATCGCCATCTACATAAGCGATAAAATCTGAACCTTTTTTAGAAACGACTGCGTCGTATTTGCCTTTGCCAACCTTAAACTTTTTTACCTGCTTTTCACCTGGCTTCAACTTAAAAGAGGCTTCACTCAGACTCGTCCGAAACTCCGTGAATTTCATCATCTGTTTCTACCTCTTGTTCTGTTTCAATCTCATCCACCTCAACGGCGGTTTCAACTCCAGCCATGGTGTTGGCCAATTCAATTTTTCGGTCATTCATTGCAGAATTAATTTTATCCTGCATAACATTCGCAAACGATTTTTCAGCATCAGCCATATTACCTGAGCCTACTTGTGTTACGAAATCCATTACGTCAGCCATTCTATTATCCTCATTCTATTTTATTTATAAAAAATTAAATTTCTAGAGATCATCAATACTGATATCGCCTTCTTCACCGTCTTCCTTTTCGGCATTGATTTGCTTATCAATCATTTCGATCTCATCGTCGGTTTGCATTAAGATGTTCTTACGAACCCACTCAATAGAATAGTATTTACCAACATATTCATCGAGTTCTCTAAGGGTAGACATACGTTCCCTTAAAAGTTCCGACTCTTTCAGTTCAACAAAGTGTGTGTCCTTCAAAAAGTCAATGTTTATGTCTTGACTGATTTCTTTCCACTCACCCTCAGTAATGATTCCTTTTAGGATCAACTGAGTTTTCAACAAGTCCATGAAAAGACCTGAGAATTTTTTACGAAGTCTGGCGATAAACTTCTGGAATTTTAGTTCATCACGAGTAATCTCTGTGGCTCTTCCAAGAGCAAACTGTGATTCTTGTTCTAGACGGTCAGTTGGAACGTTGAGCGCTCTGTACAATTTCTTTTGAAAATAGATGATGTCTTCGATCTGTCCGAGGTTTTCCCCTCCTGGTAGGGTCGTGATCTCTGTACCTCGACCACCTTCTCTACGCGGTAGCCAGAAGTCCTCGAGCATCGACATGTGTTTACGATCGTCCTTGAGTTCGCCGGTATTAGCATCATACACCATCTTGTTTCTGTATTTTGACATAATGTTGCGAAGGTATTCCTCCGCCTTACCCTTAGGTAAGTTACCTACGTCGATATAAAAGATCCTGCGCTCGGGTGCGCGCGAGAGGCGGTAGATAACCAACGAATCTTCCATCATACGAAGCTGATTCACTGGCTTTAGTGCTTTATGAAGATAACCTAATACCTTCTTACGGGATGGATCCAACAGACCAGAAGGAATGTATGTAACCGCATCCTTAGAAATCTTTAGCCCTTGGTTGGACTTATCAAGAGGTTCGTTTTGATAGATGTAGTATTCCTTAACATCCTTTACGATCTTAATACCAGTCTTCTTATCGGTATCGTGTTCGACCTCTTTTACCTTACGAATCTTAGTAGCGTCAATAGGTCTTACTTCTATTAGCCCACGCTTTGGATCCGCGTTATCGATAATCTTGTGATAGTATAGTTTGGAATCAACGTACCATCTTCTAAAAATCTCATGACCGTACCAACTAAAGTTTAAGAGATTGACCACAGTCTCAAACTCTTCAAGCATTAGCTTTTTGATTTTTGCTGGTTGATCCAAATCATCAAGGATAAGTTTAACCGGAACACCGTCAGTGTCCGATACCACTGCTTCGTTAATGATGTCTTCGATCGCAGCATCGCATTCTGGTTGGAACGATGCATCACGATACTTCATGATTAGTTCTTTTTCGGTTTTGGCTGAAGATGCATCCATGTCTAGGTAGGAACCGAAGTATCCTCCAGCATTGATTACCTGACCAAGGCCGTCATCAGTCTCAGGTGGAACAAACGAAACTTTTTTCTTTTCGTCGGTTTCTTCCTGTCCTTTACGTTTTATTTCAAATCCAAATAGTTCAGCCATCTTTCACCTCTGTGTAGTAACACGGGGAGGATAGACCCTCCCCGCTATACTATTTATCGCTTAAGTTGTAGTGCCGGATTCCCAGTACTGAACTTGAAGCTCAACCGTGAATTCCTCGATTGCGTTTTCGTTATCGTATGATAGATCGATAGCCGAAACGTTTGTCGGGAATGTTCCACGGAAATCATAACGTTTAGTCACAACACCTGATTTGTCCAACTGCTCAACGATCATATCTGCTTGATAATCCGCTGGGTTAGTTAGACCAGTGTTGTTCTGATGTTGGTTAATACCATTCATCCAACGCTCAAATGCATTGCGCACTTCCATGTTTACGTCGTTGATGATAGTGATATTCCAAGGTTCAAACGTACGATCACCTGCAAATTGTACCTGACGACCACGGAATGGTACCGTGATAGGTGCAATGATTGATGCAGGTAACTGAGCAGCCTTACACATGAAGGATGTCAGCTCGACGTTGCCAGCCGCGTAACTAGGAAAGTTAACAGTGGCCTTGAAAAGGTTGGAACGTGCACCGCCACCTACGAGCTTTGACTTAAAGTCATCTACTCCTAAAATTGCCATCTCTTACTCTCCTTATTGTCCAACGACCTCGCTGAACTCTACACCAGTACGAGTGGCGATAAAGTTTAGCGTGATAAAGTTGATAGAACGAGCAGGCTTGACGAAGATATCTGCAACGAAGCGGTTGGAATCAATTACCTCACCAGTGTTATTTGTTTCGTCACAAACAACAGCGAAGTCCGTGATACCACGACGACCTTGAATATCCCTCAGGAACGGCTCGACCAAATTCCTGAATTGAGCTCTTGTGAACTCATCGTTAAACTCAAACAACTGAAACTTAGCAGCGGTTGAGATTGCCTTCTCCATAGTAATAAACAGTCTGCGAACGTTAATACGATCGAATGCAGAAGGTTTACTTTGTGCAGTTTTGTCACCGTAAAGAACGATTCCTTGTCCTGGGAACGAAGCGATAGGATTCACTCGAGCCTTGTACAAAGTATCTCTTTCGGCTTGTGTTGGGTTAAACTTCAACTTAGTTACACCGCGAATTACTCCACGTGTGAAACCAGCAGGGGAGAACCATGCATCTGCGACACCATCAGTATAGGCACAAAGACCTGCAGTGTTACCTGCGTTACCGATCCAACGATATGCATCGTTGTACTTGTCGTAGACATAAATGACTCCTGAATCAAGTACACCGTAGGACGATGAATTGATAGAGTCTGCCCATGTTTTTGTTGCGGCCGCGTCCGCAGTAGCGATTGGTGGTGATACGAACGCGACGCAATCCTTTCTTGCGGCCGCGACTGCGATGATAGTATTAGCATCAGTTGAGCTTACCGCTCCACCAATGATAAGGTTAACATCCAAAGTTTCTGAATCACCGAATGCGCTTGAGTAAAGTGCAGCTACACTGGATGGTGCAACATCAGTACCACCAGACAACGTAAACTCATCATCGTCAGTACCCGTTGCGCTTACTGCATCGGAACCAACCCATACCCATTTCGAGGTACGGTTAATTACGTCGTTGATATACTTGGATGATCCATCATCGTTTTTAGCTCCAGCCGTAACTGATAGATTAGCAAACTTTTCAAGAACAGTATTCGCTGAACCAGAAATGTCGCCATCCTCATCAAGTACGAGAACGTGTACTTCGCCAGCATCGGGTGCGATATCGAATTGGCCCTGCCAAGAGACAGAAGCTGCATCTGAATCAACGCCCCAAGAGGTATTCTTAATTACGACTACCTTTAGCGAGTTTCCAAGAGCTCCAGGATACTTAGCGATGAACTCGCCTGTACCTGTTAGTGTTAGCGAATCATAGTGGTCCTCATTCTTAACGAGAACGTTTGCGTCCCCAGAATCAGTACCGCTGTCCGCGTTAACTGCTGCGCCTACACCACGGTAGACTTTTAGGTTGTTTCCATACTGCAAAAATGATGCAGCATTAAGGAAATCATTATAGATTGTGGCGCTGGGTTCTCCGAATTTGTTGACCAATTCCTTTTCAGAACCAACAGTAACTACTTCTTCAACAGGGCCCCAGCGGAAATGTCCGGCAACGGCTCCTATTGATGTAGATACAGCTGGGACTACGCTGGTCAGATCAATTTCTTTGACCTCAACACCTGGGCTTACTAGAAATGCCATGTGCTTTTCCCCTCATTGAGTTTAATAGATAAGATTTTCATAATACGACGGTTTCTCATGTATTTATTTATAAATAATCATATCTCTAGTATAGACTACCTTCTTCGTCAACCTTCCACATATCCCCGCCTTCGTAGATATACTCAGGTTCACGGCCATCATCAACGACTCCGAATGGTACCATATCCTCTTCAATCATTTTAATCTGTTCCGCGTATATCATATCCTTAACGTTAATATCCGTCATTTCGTTAAAGAACGGGTTGGTGGAGAACCAACCAAATAACACTAGGTTCATCATTAAGTCGTCGTGGTTGTTATCGGAAGCCTCGTAGGAGGATCCCTTAGCAACGAAAGTAGACATCTCAATGATGGTATCCGCGTCAACGATCTCAATCTTAAACTGTTCGACTAAGTCTTTTATGTTTGAACAGCCAATTCGTTTGATCTTACGAGTCATAGTCACACCAATAGCGTTTGCTTTCACCATTGATTCTACATAACAGTTTTCGTACTCAAGATCATAATACAACCCGTTACATACGACCTGTCCTGCATCATTTGACTCAATAACCACATACGCTTCGTTAAAAGTCATAGCATATTTATAAATAATGTCAGGAAAGAGCAATGGAGAGATAACATTGTCACGATATACCGCCACCTGTTTGAAAGGTCGCACCGATATATCAATCACCGTAAAGGTGGAGTAATCCTGCCCTCTTCCCTTCGCTACATCAACGAACATCATATACTGATGATCTCGTTGTGGCTTTTCGTATACCTTGACGTTGTCTTGAACGTATACTGGATTCTGCGCTTGAAGTTTTAATAGCGCATCGGCAGCGATCAGGGTGTTTCCTGTTCCGTGGAATGTGTTTCCAAATTCTTGGTTAAACTGAAGTTCAGATGTATTGGCAATGGTCTGTCTTTTCCATTCTTCATCCCTTCCTGGGACGTCCCACCAATCCACCTTGAATGATCTATAGTCATTGGTTGTCTGAACTGCGCCTTCCCAGATTCTATGAAATACGTTTCCGACTCCGTTTGCCGTTGACGTGATAATGACCTTGGTGTCTGCACCCGCTGACACAACTGGATATGTTGAGGTGTAAAACTCTGCGTCGTTCTCGACAAATGCAAATTCGTCAAGGAAGAGTAGGTTGACAGACATACCTCGAATTGAGGATCCTGATGTAGCGGCAGCGATAATACGAGAGTTATTAGAAAAGTCAATGTTGGATTTATTTACAATTTTACAACCGGGTTGAAGAAAGAACGGAAGGTTCTCTAACATAATCGTAATACGCGCTAGCATTTCACGAGCGGTTGAACCTTTGTTCGCTAATACAGCAATAGTTTTTTCTGGATTAAAAACTGCATACCACAACAGATAGGTAACCGATGATATCGATTTACCCGACTGACGACACGCTAAAACAATCGAAAACCTGTGTTTGTTAAAATGCTTAAACATTTCTTCTTGATACGGATATAGGTTAAAAGGAACCAAACCCTCATCGAGAGAAATAATTTTACAGTACTTAGTCGCAAAGTATACGGGATCGTTCATACACTTTGCGTATTCTTTGATTTCTTCCTGAGTCCACTCTTGCTCGACACCATCCCTTTTAATGTTTGGGTTGCCGAGGTAGCCGAACTCGTTATTCGTTATTCGACTTTGGCTCATGATCTATAACTGCTTTTTCTTTTTTCTTATTATGTAACATACGCTGTAGATCCGTAGTGGATCCCACATAAACATTATTCTGAGTTAAGTTTGGCAACCTTTTATTAGGATCTAGTTTGATTTCCTTTTTCTTCTTTTGAAGATCCATCAATCTGTCGGTGATCTCTGCGTTCTGTTTCATCATGTTTGATAAAACCTCGAATGCACGAGGGTGCTCACTCTCACGAGCAAGTTCCATCATTAGATCGATTGCCTCATCACCCTTTTCTGCTAGGTTGTAATACTTAGCACGAGCGTATTCGTAATCGTCATCAATTTCTTTGGTAGGATTATCCGTCATACAACACCCAAGAATCCGAGGAAGAATCAACCGTTAGTGTGGCCGCAGAGGTTACCCCTGTAACTGTTTCGGTATCGGTAAATCTTCCATCTGGAGAATCAACCGTAATGGTCGATCCTGTCACTGCACTTATACGGCCAACTGTTCCTGATGTACTACCAGTGACGCTTTCGCCAACGGTAAATGTTCCTGAGCTTGTCGTGAATGATATCACAACTTCGTCAGGAATTGGATTAATCAGTTCAACCTCAATATCATAGTCATCCGTTTCTTGAGCGGTACTAGGTGAGATATAAATCTTTTGTGTTTGGTATGGTTCATCATTAACAGTCATTTCAGTATCAGCGAACGTTGCATCGACTCTACGAATGATTCCCTTATCACTTAACGGCCCATAGAACCTTACACGAGTCTCAAACTCAAGTGTGTAAATAATGGCACGACGTGAAAGAAAATCACCCTCATAGTCATCAGACATTGTTACTGACTGAAGTACGAATGGCATATCAGACTTAAAATTATTTTGAACTTCCTTTACGGTTACTGTGTATTCCGGTTGGAAGTATGGAAGAATCTGCTCGAGTAGTTGTAATGCCTCGTCCTGATTCTTTGTCATAATGTTTAACTGCAGCCCCATACGATAACCAACTGGGTTAAGAATGGTTTGCTTTTTGGTCGGGTCAGAAGAAGCAAGTGTTCTAGTGACACCTTTTTGCAGTTTTGTGTTTGTGTCATACGTCATTGATATGATCTCAAACGACATACGAGGTAAACGAATCGCAAGCTTAGGATCGTTTAGATGTTTTTCGTCCTGAATCCTTGCAAGAAACTTTTGCCTAGGACCATACGCAAGAGGTACCTTGATGGTCGATATAACATTACCACTTCCGTTCTTTTTAACGACGGACATGTTATTGAACAGAGTACCAAAAACAGCTACCGCTCTTTTGATGTGTTCGTGATAGTAATGGCCTGAAAACATAATCTATTACTCCGTACTTGGATCGCCGAATGGATTAGATTCAGAGAAATCAATGATTGAATCTGCTTCGGTCTCAAAGTCTTCGTTCTGGGAGAGTGGCTCATTTGGAATATCAAACCCGTCACTGCCAACCTTGTACACGGTAACGATAGACCAATCGTTGTTTGCATCAGTCAGGTGCGTGATCTTACCAATATTATTTGATAGGTCCGTCGGTAGGAAAGTCTTAGTGTCTCCTAGGCTTGACTGAACATCAACGACTTGGATCCTTGCCTGACGAGTAACCAATCCAGCGGCTTCCCGCGTTTCGTCAAACGTAGCGATCTCACCAGTGATCTTAACAGCGGCAATATCGGCGGCCGGTGAAGGAGAAATCGTAACACCTGGTTCAACTAGATAGCCATTGCCGGGGTCATCAATCGTAATACTTGTCACGACACCATCAGTAAGCACTGCGGTACCTATTGCGGTAGATCCGCTTGGAGGTGCCTCAAAGACAACAGAAGGAACTGACGTATAGCCAAATCCTCCATCGGTAACCGTTACGGTATCAACTGAGCTAGAAACCAGTGTTGACTGAGCTGATGCCGTTGATTCCTTGAAGGGAACGATTTGTTGCTCGATACGATCTCCTGGTGCGAATCCATACACGCCACCGTCGATAAGAAGTGTTTCTCGTGTTGCGTATATCTGCTCGAAACGATCGAGTTCTTCGATTGAAGTGTCGAATTTTTCTGAACCGTACTCAAACAGCTCACACTGCAATTCGTATGTAGGTAACTGACTTACTTGATAGAACGGCTTCTCGTGTTCAACGAACTTAATCTCAAAGAGTGATTTAGACAAAGGAAGATATACCAAATCGCCTTCTCTTGGTCTGTCCTCCCTAAGTGAGTTATCGGGAATGTCTACGAGCTGACCAAATCTTCTCTTAGCCACAACGAAGGTTGCTTGGTCCCTGATCTCAAGGCCAAACTTAGACATAAGGTTTCCTTCACCCTCAAATCCTTCGGTGTTAGCGATATACATCTCAATGGCGTAACTATCCTTGAACTCTGAGTAATCATCATTAAGAATCACGTCCTGAGTTATCTGTGACCTAGGAATATAATATACATCCTGGCCATACATCTGCAGTGCCTCAATTACGATATCCTCGTAGAGGTGCTGCTCTGTTCTAACCTTGGGTGAAAAGAATACGTTCGTTGCCATGTGTTATCCCATGAAGAAATCTGGTGGCATTTCATACTTAAGCTGCATCTGTTCCTCGACCGCTGCGATCTCGGTTACAGCATCATCATACAGTTGTCTGCCGTTCAGGGTAACACCTCCTGGAAGTTGCATGCCCTCAAACTTAATTAGGTTTGCGCCCCATTGCTTTTTAATCAGAGCAACCGCATATCTCTTAAGGAACATATCGTTATATACATCGGTATGTGTATCAGGATCTACGATACGATAGGCATCAACGATGACGTAATCGTTCTCCTTAAGATCCTCTCCCCAGTCAGCATCAATGTACAATCTGTTCATATGACGGTTAAACCGAACCTGCTCGGTTCCGTTAAGCAACAGATCAATGGTACTCATGTACTGCTGAGTCTGATAATAATTCGATAGTGCACCAGCGTTTCGCAAATCAAAGATATCGTTTAAGTGAATCTGATAACGAGCATCAAACATATTGATTGAACTGTTCTCGTCGTTCAGTGGAAAGATTCTTTGAACGGTTGTAATCGCATCAGGGATAGAGATATACTCGTTTGAGATATCCGCCGCAGTGATCTGATGTTTATGGTACACCTTATAAATCGCATCGGAATGGTACTCCTGATAGAACTGAAGTGCCTCGTCGATACGATCGCTTAGTTGATCCTCATCGACATTTACCTCAAGCACAGGCTCGCCCAGCGTGCGAAGGCAATAATCGATTAGAGTCTGT